CGCCCATGTGATTTACAAACAATCTTACACGTTCTAAAGTAGATTCTCTCAAATGTCTAATTTCAGTAGCACTGCCTGCGCCTCCTCCAACAGCCATCGAAAAATCGTCCACACCTGAGGCGTATCTCATGTCATTTTTCAACATCTCTTCTTCTTTGTAAGCACTAGCTTTGACATCAGAAAATACAACTTCCCTAACACCATCTGGAGAGGCAGAGTAGATAATACCGAAAGGTCTAGCCACTAATTCTTCTTTATTAACATTAGCCATTGGGTTTACTATCCACATTTTATGGATGTTCAATGTTACAGCATCTAGTCTCTGATTCTTCATTGAGTTAAGCATGATTTGTGGACTCTCCAAAATAAGAGGTAAACCAATACCTTCATATTCGAAAGGTAATTTCAAAAATGGAATGTCGATAAAAGGAGTATCTTTGAAATCATAAGGATTAGGCATTTGCCCTTTCTTTAGGACAGGCACTTCATTTACAATAACAGCGTAAGAATCTTTGAAAGGTCTCCACCACTCGAAGACCTCATTCATCTTTAGTTTACTATCACCTTGATTAGCATAGATATCACTTCCAACGCCACTAGCGCCTGCAATAGTTTTGTCTCCTCTGTTTATTGATTCATGAGAATACTTTACTTCTCTTCTTATATGAGAGTAATCTTCAGTACTTTGAGGTGACGCGCTAAAAGCCAACTTCAACCTCTTTTTATCCGCATAAGGATAACGTCTCTCAATATCGCCATCAGTCAAAAGCAAACGTTTAAACCAAAACTGTTTACTCTCTCTTGGAATATTGTGCCAATCATACCACAGGCCGTAGTTATCTACAGCTTCACAAAATGGAGCATCATAAAATGTTCTCTTCTCTTTTTTCCAAGTATGTTTCTTTTTAATCAAATCTTTATCGTCTAGAAATTGATACTCTCTAACATCTTTTTTCCAACTAACTTGCATGTAACCTGTACCATAAACCAAAGCAGACCGTGAAACAGTCTCAGTGGTAGCATCCATCCCGGCCACTTCCCAAGTATAGTCGCAAAGTTGTTGTAACTTTTCTGACTTAAGTTGGTCATTTTCTGTACGTCCTTGAACGTTAAATTCTGGCCTAGCATCTAAGATACGAGGCATTAAAGTTTCGACAGCAGCGTGAATATAAGGAACGAAAATATTCGCCATCCAAGTTTTTCCTAGACGCCTTAGCTCTGCAGCTCTATCTCCACTATAAGATATATATAGTTTGTAGGCTCTATCGAGACGTGGTTTGATGCAACTTTCAAAATACCTTTTTGCGTCATCGCGCTGTATTTGAAAATCAGACATCATCTCCACTTCTTTTTTTCCCCCGAGCCTTTGTGCGTCGTATGTTTGATTAGAGGTTGTTGTCATATCGTCTTATTAGTAAGCAAAGTTAATAGGTAAATATTTTTCTGAATTAAGCTGTGTTAGAGAACCACTGTACATAGATTTGAATCCTTGAAAAGCAATTCCAGCAGAGAAAATACAATCATCATGGAATTTATCTGGTACAACCATATTTGCATTCTCGTCGTATACCATGATGGTCATCTCATCCAATATCTTTTTACTGTGGATTATCAAATCGTCATCTCTTACCGCTTGTCGCAATTCGTCAATCAATAGTTCTCTTGTTAATTTTGTAGTCTTCCATCCGAATTTATCACCTGTTGATGTTGCAATTGTTTCGAACTTCGATGGTCTATAATATAAAGATGGATAAATCATTTGTCTCAAAGCTGTCAGTGTAGTCAGTCCGTGGTTATTTATCTCCACTACCATCAATGCATTATTATAAATTCGGCCCCACTCGTTCAACTTTGTTCCTAGAACATCAGGTGGTAAAAAACCTCTGTACATTGCTACCTCTTCTCCAGTTTTTCTATCCCAAAAAGTTGCAACACTATAATCTCCTCCTGCTACACCTTCTGACACATCAACTCCACAAACATACAATCCATCTGGTTCTGGTGGTTTGTAATAAACAAACCCATCAACTTCGTTAACGACATAAATCTTGCCGCTAGAAAGTTTAACATCGTCCCCTACTTTCAAAATATTGTCTCTTTGTCTCTTCACAGCTAGTTGGTCAAAAACACTTCTACCAGAAGAGAGGAACTCACAACCATACTCTTGCGCAAACTTACGTGGGTCATTCAAACGTCGTCTAATAATATCAATCTCTTCTTCACTGTAACCCCACCACCAACCGTATTCTTTCTTAGCATAACCATTATTTTCCGTCATCCACATCTCATGATACAAGTTACCCTGGCCATTAGGGGTACTCTCAATAACAATCTTTCCATCAATAGGTACAGCAGCTTCTAAAGCAGTCATCTTGTCATCTGGGTCATCCCAGAAAGCCAACTCTGTAACATGACAATTATTAATTGTATAACCACGACCTACATTCACAGTAGAGGGTAAAACCAATATTTTTGAATCGATGGCTGGGAAACTAATCTCAGACTTAGAGTTATATTGGATTGTAGGTCTCAATTCAAGAGGTGTTGATTTGTAAAAGGTCTTCACTTTTTCTAACAACTCAGCAGTCAACGCAGCATTATAACCAATCAAAGCAGTGTTAGAACTTGGATTCATTATCGTATTATGGTAAAAGAATCCTACAGTTGCTGTAGAAAACCCAATTTGACGGGCCTTCAAGATTATAATACGAGCGCATCGCCTCATAGTATTGAGGACGTCCTTCTGAGCCTCTCTGAGTTTAAATGGTATCAGAGACCCAGTACTCTTACCCTTAATTTTTGTAAAGTTCTCTAGATAAAATTTTGTATCTTGTAATTTATCTAAAGCTATTTTGCTATATCCTATATTATTCTTCATATAATTGTTTAGCTATACTTTTCTCCTCCTTCTGACGATTCTTTACTGATTCTGGAACTATAGGGGCGTCTACTTTGTATTCTTCAACTTCTTCATCTGTACCAAGTTGCTCTGAGGTATTGTCAGCTAATTGCAATATAGTTTCTTCCCAACTCTTACCAGCTTCTTCATCTTTTTCATACTTATCTAATCCTAGTGACCTCATCAATGTTTGCAAAGACTGAAGCTTAACAGAATCAGAGGAAGAATTAAGTGCTAAGTTTTTTATTCCGACAACTATGCTGTCCATAGATAGCCCTGCATCTGACAAAGCACGATGATAGTCTTTCCTAATAGCCAACTTGTCTAAAGTCACAAGCACTTGTGCCGCGCTTTTTGCACCAGAGATTGTAACTAAATCATCGACATTGGTCACACCTTCAGACAATGCCTTTAAAAGCAATGTCTGTAAATGAGTATCCCTTCGAGTAGTTACTCTGAAACTATTTGTAAAAATTACTGGTTTTAAAGATTCTTCGTTCATATTATTTTACTTTCTTCACGTAAGGAAGTGTATAGTGAGATATGACGAAATCATATTTATCAGTATCCAATTCCTCGTTTAAACATTTGTAGTAGTTGATTACGTAGTCCATGAACTCAGCATAGAGCATTCCTTTCGCCTCTCCAATCTTTAACAACTCCATACGCTCATCCATCTTTCCAACAAGGAACAAACACTCTAAGTTCATATACTCGAATGGATACGCATACTTCACATCGAATGGACTATGGTATTTGAAGTCTGGGAAAAATTCGTAGATGTAACTTACAATTCCTCGCATCCATCCACGCGAGTAGAATATTCCACCAGAATCAAAGCCAATTTTACTCTTAAAAATATGTCCAACTGCTATGTCGTAATCGTGTCTCTTGGCACCGAGTGTAGATTCTAGTATCAAACCATTATAGATAAGTCTAGTTCTCATCCACTCGTATTTTAAAAGACCGTCGAAATACGCTAGCTCTGCTTCCCACATAAACTTCTTAGTAGTCTCTACGTATTCTAGAAGTGACTGTGGACCATCTTCCTTGAAGTCCACCAAGTCTGGGTTTACAGTTTTCTCTTTTTTCTTTCCTGTATAAATTGGGCGGTATGTACGTTTATAATCTTTTATCTTCATATTTCTTTATTTTTTATCGCATAATTTTGTCTTGCAAATTTGTAGTAGCGCCACCCATCAAATCTTGAGGTGCTCCTCCAGGTTGAACAGGAGCTCCTTCTTGTGGCATTCCAGCAGGAGGAACACCTGGTACTACACCTTCAGGAGGCACACCAGAAGGCATAACTGCTCCCCCAGGTTGCATACCTTCAGGTGGCATGATTCCAGGAGGCATTGTAGCTTCCTCTGCACCTGCAGGAGGAGAAGCAGGTTGCTCTGGACCTTCTTTCATTGGGTCAAGAGCGTTTATAGCACTCTCAAATAATATCACCAAATCAGGGTCAGTTTGTTCCAACTTTTCTAAAAATTTACCTACTTCTTCGACGTTACCTGGGTCTACACCCAAAGCTCTCATTTCAGAATAAATCTTCTCTAAAAGACCAATTTTAAAATCTCTAAGTTCACCTTTTTTTGTTATAATTTCTTTGTCTACGTCATCATTCATTTGTTTTACGTTGTCAAACTTAAAATCAATGTCTTTCTTACGTGCATCTTCTACAGAAATGCCACGAGACGGCATACCATTTTTTAACATATCCATTATTCCCATATATTTTATTTATTACGTAAATTAATTTTGTAAGTAGGCCAACCAGCCAATGAGGATAGCGCTTTATTTTTTAGTTCTGATGCAGAATCACTTGATTCAGCTCCTATTGCTGTCTTTCCTCTAAATGCAAAACCAGTCTTTCTTGCCCTATAACTAGGTACATATGGTAAAACACTTTCTGGTAAAGCTCCTAATGGAGCACTGAATAACGGTGGGACAACAGTCTCGACTCCAGCTTGTGCTGTCCTACCAAATTTTTCAAGAACCCCCGCATCATCTGCCCATAATTTTTGACCAAAGGCACCTTGTGACTCTCCAGTAAGTAAAGGAAGAATTGCATAATCAAGCATTATCTGACCTTCTGGTTGTTTTAAAAATGGTAAAGCATCTAATAACGCAGATGCCTTTCCACTAAATCTATTATCATAAGTTCTCTCTGATGGTTGGAACATATTCAAAGTATAATAAGGAAGCTTCTCTGCCATATTCAAATAAACAGGATTTTCTTTATAGAAAGGTAATTTAAGCATTCCCTCTCTATCGAGCCAGTTATAGTACTTACTATCTAATGCTTCCTTCTCTAATGGAGACTTTTCTCCAGAAATTTCTTTCATTAAAAATCTAACCTTATTAAAATACGCTGGATTATTCACTGCTGTTTTTGCCGTTATAGCCCCCATACCATAAGCAAAAGAGATAAATGGAGCACCTAAGAGAGGGGTTACACGCATCATCTTTACAAACCCAGGCATAGCTTGATAATTCATATATATCATAGAAGCTAATTCTGTTGCTTTTGCTGGGCGGAGTTTCCAAACATTCCTACTAGCTTCCTTTATTACATCAGTTTCAGGGACACCGAATGTTCTAGAAAGAATTCTTAACTCTTTTTCTGATATTCCATTCTTTGTTAAATGCAAAGCAAGTCCCAATCTATAAACTTGGTCAACTTTACTATAAGCATCCATTGGCTTAGTTAGATACCAGTGCATCCACTTATACATAGGACTCCCTGTTTTTTCTGCTAACGATTCCACTTTCTTAACAAAATCCGTAAAAGGCCCTGTCAACACCTCTTGAGATAAAAAAGTTGTCGCGACATCGTCACTCATTGCTGCTGTCACAGGAGATACAGCTTCTCTTATCGCTCTATTTTCTACACCTGACCGAACACCTCCAGTTTTAGAAACTGACTTTCTTAAAGCTCCGTAGTTTGCTGGCATATCTCCTATGTTTACCATCTCTTTAAACATATCCAAAATCTCATCCCCCTCTTTGTAATATTTACTCATTTTATTTTTATCTCCTTTTCCTATCTTTCCCACTATGTCTGTTATAGCATTTTGTAAATACCTTTCTCTCTTTAGAATAAATTCAGGCTCTAGTGCAAAAACACCTTTAAATGTAGTTGGGAATTGTTTTATAAATTCACTCCAACCTATATCACCCACCAACTCATCTAAAGCTTTCATATCTTTTCCTCTTACAATCTTAGTAGCCTTTCTCATCGCATTAAGATAGTTCATGTTAGCCACATCAATACCTGCCATACCCGTCATCACAAGATTGCCTACCAAAGCATTTGATGCAGCGACAGTAAAATTACCTCCAATTTTTGAAGTCTTAAACAAACCTATGTAATTAGCGTATGCCTTAAGAACTTTCCGTCCTTTAGGTGACTCTATTATGGCACTCATTGCCTCATCAAATCTTTTCACACCTGTTTTAGAATATATTTCAGACAATTTTGCCTTGTCGAATTTAATTGCATCTTCAGCTGATAAAGTTTCTACAGCACCGTCTAAATCATTTTTTAAACTCTTTTTAAAAATCTTATCGGACCCTGATTCTTTTCTCAATCTTACTATGTTTTCAGCACTACTAGCAGAACGAACCTTTTCTGGATTTGCAGAAATATAAAGTCCTTCTCCAATTTCTTTTCCAAC